GTCGGTGAGCCAGAATTGGATGACGTCGGTCGCAACTCCCGCGAAAGCCGGGTATTTGATCGCGAGATGCGCGGGCATCGGCTTGGCGTAGCCGGTAAGGACGAGGGGAATCGTGGAACTCGCCACGATGGGCAGGAAGAGTGCAGTGTCGTCTGAGCGGGTCGCTACGGTCGTCCACGCCGCTTTGAAGCTGTTGACCTCGCCGTCGGTCCCGCCGCTGAACCAGATCGTGATCGTCTGACCGTAAACGCCGTCCACCGTGGAAGGTGAAGCCGCGAGGCTCTGACTGTCGATCACCACGCTACCGGCCAGTTTCGTGATCGCTGCTTGCCCCGGCGCGATGCTGTCAGTGGCATCTAGCGGCACATGGTAGGTGTAGTCTTCGACCGCAGTCGGGCTTTTCGCTGCCCATGTTTTCGGTGCCTGCGTCATGCCCGGAAGCTAACCCGTCGGCCTACGAGGCTGTAGGTTCAACGAAAACGGGCCGCCCCGAAGAGACGGCCCGTCAACCCTGTTGCCGTGGGGCGGTCGAGTTATTCCGCGGTGGCCGCCGCAATCTTGTCCAGCAGCGCAGCCTTGTTGTCGGTGGGCTCGTAAGTGATGCCGCGCGCATCCATGTGCGCTGCCAGATCAGCCTTCGTCATGCCGTCAAAGCCGCCGGCGCCCTCGCTGACGCCTTCGTAGAGCTTGCCGTCATGGTCCAGATCGGCTGTCTCGCCCGGGTCGAGGTAGCGCGTGGTGCCGTCCTTGAGATTAACGCCGCGCGGACCGGCTGCATTGTTCGTGACCTTCGTCATGCGTCGCTCCTCATATCCCGTCGCGGTACGAAACCGTCTTCGGGCGATAGATTTCGAGCTGGCCGACATTCATGATGCCGTCGACGCGCCAGGACATCGAGCTGACCGCGAACGGTGGCAGGAACTCGAACATGCCGGGCAGGAAGAACTCCATGTTGTCGGGGCTCTTCTCGTAAGCAATCATGCGGCGAGTGGCGACGGCGCCGGCGGTTTCGAGCTCGCGGCTCGGGCGGATATCGAGCGCCTGCTTGGTGATCGCCGAGTAGCTGTTGTTCTTCTGGATGAAGCTCAGCAGCGAATCGTTGGTGTTGGTCAGGACGCTGTTGTTGGCGAACAGGAACGCAGTCGTCGGCAGCAACAGCGCGTCCGGGATCGCCGTCTCTTTCGAGTTGGTGATGACGTCGTTCAGCACCTGGTTGATGTCGGCGAGGATCTGCGCCGGAGTCGCGGTGCCCCACGTGCCGGTGGCGGCGTTCGCCGTCGGCACCGAGGCGTTGTTGACCAGGCCGGTGGCATTCTTCTCGGTCGAGCCGGAGATCACGCGGTCATAGATGAACTTCTGAGAGACGAGGCGCGCGGCCGATGCCTTGCGGTCGCCGAGACTGAGGTTCATCCGCGACGCGCGGTTGACTTCCTGCAGGGACAGCTCGTAGCCGGCGCCCGCGAGATAGAAGCGGCTCGTGCCCTGCGCGAAGTCGATGCTGGCATTCGGGATGTCGAAGCCCTTGCCCGAGATATACTCGGCGGCGCCGGCGATATCGCCCGAATAGACGAGCGTGCCGATGTCCCACATGTCGCCTTCGGCATTGACCGGAACCAGCCCCGCATAATCGAAGCTCGGATACTTGGTCTCGAGAACCGCGGCATGCGTGCGGTAGAGGGCAGGAACGACAAAACCCGCCGACTGCTGCGCGTCCTGGAAAATGACTTCGGGCATCGGTTCAGGCTCCCCTTAGGTGCGGTCGTCAAAGACGCGGAGCGCAACGACACCCGCAGCCGCAATGGTGGCATCGAACTTGGCCGGAATGGCCGTGTTCGCCGTCAAGACGTTGGTGATCAGGCCCGCCGAAGTGACGTATGCCTGGTCGCCGTCGGCAACCGCGACGGACGCCGCAACGTAGATCACACCTTCGAGCAGCAGCCCGACGGTGCCATATTGCTCGACCGTGTCAGCGGTGCCGCCAACGCCCATCACCTGACCAGCGTCAGCAATGACGATGCCCATGAAGGCGGCCGCTGTCGGGGTGCCGGTGACGCCGTGATCGCCGGTGCCGCGGAATACGGCCTTGCCGAACGCGATGCCGGCGGCGTCCTCGATCGTGCGGGAGATGCGGTTGCTCTCCTCACCGTTCTTGACCATGCCAGCGAAGCCGGCGGCCAGTGAAGTGGAGTAAGTGCTCTGGACGGTGATCGCCATCTGTCTTTACTCCCTCAGGCGGCTTTGGCCGGAGCGCCCTTCCAGGCCTCCGAAAGGTTCTTCTTCGCGGCGTCGCGGGCCTTGTCGTATTCGGCCTTCGCATCGCCGATCGAGACGACACCGCCCGAAAGCGCGTTGCGCACCGGATCGATCGGCTTGACGTCCTTGGCGAGCACCTTGAAGGCGCCGCCGATAGCCGCTTCGTCCATATCCTTGGCGACATCGCCGAGCTTGGCGTCGACGACAGCCTTGCGAATTTCAGCCTCGGTTTTGCCGTCGGTGACGAGCTCGGGGTGAACGGCCTTGGCCTGCGCGATCAGCGCCGAGCGATCGGCGACCATCTGCTCGAGCTGGGCCGGTTTGATCTCGGCATCCTCGAGCTTCTTGGTCAGAGCGGCGATCTCGCCATCCTTGGTGGAAACATCAAGCATCAGCTTGTTGCCGTCGGCCTCGGCTTTCGCTTTGTCGGCCTCGGCGGCCTTCAACTGCCCCTGCAGCTTCTCGATCGCGGCCTTGGCCTGATCGGACACTTCCGTGACCTGAAGACCGTCGATAATCAGCGTGTGAGGCATCGTGCCGTCTCCGTTGTTCGGTGAGCCATTTTTATTTGTGTTTGGCGCGGGGCTGTAGGTTCGCCCGTCCGTAAGAAAATCGAAGACGTCGGCAGGAAGCGAACCGCATGTGGCAGCGTCAGCGATGGCGCAGTTGTCGCCAGCCCTGGCTCGATCGACAATCGCACAGTGGTTGCCGCGCACACTCGTTTGCCTGACCTGGCATTTTGTGCCGTCAGCGGCCTCGAAGTCCCCAAATTCCAACTCTGCGGCGTAACCGTTGCTCAGCTGGCGCTTGCCCCCCTCAACGTCCGCGATGGCGGCAGCATCGGTCAGCAAAAGATCGAAGGCGACATATTCGCCGTCGCGGACAGCGCCCATAATGACGCCGCGCGCGTGATCGCGCCAATTCTCGGCAGTGACGGGCTGTGAGGGATGATCATTTGTGATCGGCTTGCCGATGAAACTGTGCAGCGACTTCTTGTCGAACACCGTGTCTCCGCCGCGAAGAACATTGACCGCCGCTTGGTCGCGAAGGCCGTTCTTATTTTCAGGATCGACCTCGGCGCCAGTGTAAACGTAGACCCCTGTACGGGCCGCTTTCGCGCGAGTGACGAGAAAGCCATCTGCCGTGCGGCGGGGCTTGTCGAGTGTCAGGCGGTCAGCGAACAGCATCGCCCAAAAATATGCGACGCGCTTGTTTCGCTGTAGGTTTCAGCGCGAACGCGATCCCGGAGTGATGATGAACGGGCGGCTAATCGAGCAAGGCATCAAACGGCCGCCCGCAGATGAAGCTAAGGGCTGATCACCGCTCGCTCAAAGCAACCGCACATGGGAGGAACGCCACACCTATCGTTGGGTGCGATGCGCGGATCATCGTTTTTAAAGATCATTCCATTGCGGGCGAGGTGAGTTGGCCTAGCTCTTAGCTTTGCGCTGTGGACCCATTGGTATTCACCAATTCCAGCCTGCTCGCGGCGAGCACGGTTCAGCGCTGCCATAAGTTTGTTGGATTGGTCGACTGCAATGTTTCTGGCTCTCCGCCTAGCGATGCCAGTCGTTTTATTGATCTCCTTTGCCGTTTCGTAAACGGAGGTGTGGCTCTGAAAACCAGTGAACACTGCGTTCGATATTCTAGCCTCTATCTCTCCCGAAACGTCGCGCACAAGCGCCGCATTCCAGTCCGCCGAGGCTTTGAGGATCGCGGCCATGTCCGACGGCCCGATGATGCCGGTCAGGTCCACCTTCGTTGCCGACAGCACCGCCTGGACCCATCTGGCCTGTTGAACCTTTTCGAGCCGGGATGCCCATGCCGCGGCGACGGGCACTAGAAGCAGAATGAGACTGCTCGCCTGTGCCGAGGTGCGCCCGATTTCCGCTTTGGCCGCGCCGCCCGTTCCCGGTCCATCCTTCGCGGAAAGATCGACCTCGTATGACGCAGCGATTGCCGGCGTCGCGTCGATCCACAGCTGCACGACCCGGTAGTAGATCGCGAGCAGGGTCAACATTTGCGCCCGCGTCGGCTTGATCAACGCGAGGACGTAATTTGCTTTCCGCCTTGAACTCTTGCCAGACAGTATTTTGGTTAGGTCAATGTTCATTGCTTGACCTGCAAATCGCTGATGCCTTCAACCCTTACGTTCTTGCGCAGTTTTCCCCAAAGCGTCGGAATCGGTATGCCGCTCGCTCGTGCCGCCTCAGATAGCGTCATGCGAACACCGTGAAGCAGCACCAAGCGGCTGTTGCGCTTGTTGTTGGCTTGCGTCTCTAGATCGGCCCAGCGGCAGTTTCCTGGTTCATAGTTGCCGTCATTGTCGATGCGGTCGATTGAATGCCCTGCCGATGGGCGCGGGCCCATGTCCGCGAAGAAGGCTGCGAAGCTCTCAAACCATTTGTCGCAGATGCCGATGCCGCGACCGCCGTAGTGCGGATAATTTGGGTTGTTTTCTTTCCTGCATCGCGCCTTCATACCGCGCCAGATTTTATATTCTGCGCTTTTCGTCATGCCGTGTGTGGCACACCGCTTCCCGATCTCTCGGCTGGTCTTCGCGACCAAACAGCCGCAGCTTCTTGTATTTCCGCATCGCAGAGAGCTTCCAAGAACTACGCACGTATTCCCACACGCGCATCGGCAATTCCAGTTCCCACGACCGGCAGACGATAGGATGGTCAAGAGCCCCCAAACGCTGCCAATGGCCATGGGGGTCACGCGCTTCTGTCTGTCTTGAGCGCGTACTGCAGCGCGCGCGGCGCAGAGATTCGAACAGTAGCGCCGTTTGAGGAATTTCGAACGATAGCGCGGCGACTTCAGATGAAAGTTCTCGCCACACTCTTCGCAGCGCTTGCTGTCGGGGCTATTGAAGCCGGTAGCCATGATCGCATCTCCAGTGCGGTTAATGGTCAGGCTCGGCGGGACGTTGACGCGTCCTGTCGGGCCGTAAATTCCTAGCATTTCAGTCGACTCCGCACAACCTACTCGGTCGGCAGATTCTGAACCTGTTTGCGCACGTCCTCGATGTCGGCGCAGCCTTCGCGCTCAGCTTTGTTGATCAGCCGTTCGCCGACGCCGTGCCCGAGTGGAAGATCAACCGTAACGGTCTTCTTTCCGGCAGGCGTGACGTAGGTCACTTCGGCTTCCTTGGGCGCTTTTTCCTTGGTCATGGCGCTACTCCTATTTCCCTTTGGGCTTCGGCTGTGCAGCAGGATCAACCGCGCCCGGCTCAACGGGTTGCGTCAGCGCCGACGGATCGACCGGCTCGGGCTGGGCAAGCGGATCGAGCGACGGATCGGCCGCGATTGCCTTCTCAGCTTCCTCAAACGCCGTCTCCGACCCCGGCCAGCGTCCGCTCTCGATGATGCGGTTCTTCGCAATCGCAGCAAGCGCCTGATCCGGCAGCAATCCCGTGTTCGCAAGGTTCGTGATCGCCTGCGAAAGCTGGAATTCAATGGTCGCGCCGTCCTTTTCGCTCTCGTCCTGCAGCGGGCCGAACGCGTAGTATATGTCGCTGGGCCTAGAGCCAAGCGCCGACGGAATGAGCAGCTCGTCGATGCGATCCAGCGCCGGCGCGAGAATCTCTTCCTGCCGCGCCTTGATCATCGACTGATAATCGCGCTCCTCGCCATCGCCGGTCGATTGTAGCCCGCGCGGGGACTGGCCCAGCAACCGCGTCATCGGAATGTCGGCGGCACCGGCAACGATCAGCAGAAAAGTATCTATCACCTGAGGAATGCCCGTCCAGGTGATCTGTTTCTGCTGCCAGTCCTCGAGCGCGTCGATCGCCAGCATACGCCACGTCGATTTGCCTTGAGCCGCGGCCTGCAAGCGCGTGAGGAAGCGCGACGCACCTTCGTCAGTCGACGTGATGTTGATCAGGTCCGGCACCTTCAGGATGTCGATCTTCGCTTCGTCGATCAGGGCTGCAAACCCGTCCTGCGCCGTGTCGGCGTTCTTCACCGCCTGGCCGATCGACTGCAGAATCGGATCGCCCCAAAACCACGAGCCGACCAGGTTGCTGGAGAGGTACGATCCCTCGGGAACGCGCTGACCGACGAACTCGACAACGCGGGATGGATGGAGCCTGATCAGCCCCCCGGCTGCAGGATTGGTGTTGAGCTCGAAATACTCGGGTTTGTTGACCCAAGGATCAGCCGGATCGAGCCGTTGGGCGCCGAGCGCCAACTGCCACCGCGACACGACGTGCACGTAGGTCAGCCCGTCTTTCTTCACGGCTGCCGGATTGAGCGGCTGCATCGGATCGCCGTCGTTCGTGCCGAGCAGCAGAGCTCCCCCGCCATAGAGCCGCGACAGGATCAACGCGCGCTTGCACTTGTCCTTGAGCTGCAGCCGCCTTTCCTCGGTTTCAAGTATTTCGATGTTGGGCGCGTCGGTTTGCCAGTCGCGCCAGGCGCGGGTCATGTCGAGCGCCGGTACATCTACGATCTTGCGGACCAGCCACGACGAGCGATAGGCCGCTTCGCAGTGCGCCGGATCCTCGGGGATGAAAGCGTAGCGGTTCCATGAACTGCGGTCGGCCGACGTGCCCTTGCCGGACATGACGTTGGTGAGGCGATCTCGAAGGTAGGTTACGGCGCCCATGCGGCGTGAGGATATGGCGCGAGCGGCTGGCGCTGTAGGTTTGCTAGGCGATCAAGGCCCAGTTGTAGTCGCTGCCCCGATCGTCGAACGTCAGCACGAACGCATCGGCATGGTCCGGCGACTTGATGCCACGGCGCTGAAGCTCGATCTTCTTCTCGATCACGATCTTGCCGCGCTCATTGCGGAAGAAGCGCACCATGCTCAACTGCGAGGCCAGCGCGTCGCTCTCACCGTCACCGCTAGGCATGGAGATGAGGTCCGGCAATGGATGCTTATGCGCGCCCTCCTCCTCGGTCTTGCCTTCAAGATGCAGCACATGCTGGTAAGTGCGCTGGAACGCCACGCGAGCCAGCCACCACAGCTCAGCCTTTAGGTTACCGAACATTTCGTCGGACGTGCGCCCGTCTTCCCACCGGCGCCGTTCGTTTGGACTGTCGCCGGTGTTGACGGGGAATATTCTGACCGCATGCTCGGGGCTGTGCTTGAGCGCGGACGTGACGCCGACGCCGACGCCGACGCTATCGAAATTAAGCCGCTCGGCTTTCGCCTCGGTCGCGATGTTCAGGGCCCAATAAGCCGTGCCGGTCGTGTCGGGGTCGCCGCGCGACTTTGGCGCGCCGACAACAGGCCCGCGGCGGACAATGGCGACCGACTTGGCCTTGCCGGCGCCGACGTCGAGACCGAGCACGCCGGGTTGATTAGTCGCCATGATGCTCGGCTCGAGCTCGGCAATGCGCTTTGCCGCCTCGACCCATCGCATCGGGATGCAAACGCCCTCCAGCGAAGCCGCATAGTCGATCTCGTACTCGCTGGCCCACGCCGCCGGATCGGACAGGCTCGCTTCCTTCGCTGCCGCCCATTCCTCGGTCTTGCGCGGATCGTCACGCCAGTGCAGCCGAAACACCTGCCGCGGCTTCAGGATCGAATGCCGCTTGCGGGCGAACAGATTGCCCATGCCGTTGACCGAACTCACCCAGCCGACGCAATCGGTGTTGCCGCTCAGCGCCTTCTCTACGCTCTCGGCATTGGGCAGGAACGCCGCCTCGTCGACGATGTAGAGACTGGAGCGGCCGCCGCGGCCCATGTCCTCGCCGCCTTCACCGGAAATGATCGCGCCAGTTGCCGGGTTCATCAGCCGCATGAACAGGCTGTCGCGCGCCCAAGTGAAGCCTTCCGGCAGCATCCAGTCAGGTTGCCGGCGGAGCATGATGCGGATCTTTTCGAACAAGCTGTCGGGCTGGCCTGACTTATCGACGTACTCGGCCTTGCGCGAGCCGAATGTCGCCTTGAACCCGTCCATAAACAGCCAGCGGTTAAGCGCGTAGCCGCAGCACAGGTACGATACCCCGGCGTCGCGGCTCTTCTCGGCCAGCCATTCCTCGTTTGCCTGGACGCGATCATGCAGCCAGTGGATGAACTCCTCCTGCTTCGGCCACAGCAGGAACCGTGTGTACGGGCTCAGCAATTCGCCATCGCCACCACGGCGGCCAATCAGCCGCGGGTCGTAGGTCCAGCAATAATTGTTAAACCAATAAACGATCCCATCCGCATCGGCGCCGCAACGGGCCTTCTCGGCATCGTGGTTGAGCTTTTGCCGGCGTTCGAGCTCGAGCCTGCGCTCACTGTCTATCGCGTTGGCATGCTCAGCTCGTCGGGCCCGCTCAGCACGGACCTCCTCAAGCGTTGGCAGTCTTGCCAAGGATGCGATCGAGCGCATCAATGTCCTCATCTGACAAGCTGGCGAAATCGAAGCCAACCTTTGTGCGATCGACGATCAGCCCGTTGAGCTTCGCCGCGTCCATCAGCGATGCGCGAGCGACCGACAGCAGCGACGCATCGTCCTTGTCCTCACTCTTTTTCGCAATGTTTAGAAGACGTTGAGTGATTCCATCGACCGTGACGACCGTTCGCTCAGCCGCTTTCACCTTCAATTCTTCGACGCGATCCGAAACCTGAGCATTTCTGAGCAGACGAGCAGCATTCACCTCCGCCGAGTTTCCGGCAGCAGAATAACCCGCCGATTTGTATGCCTCTGATTGCGATTTCCCTTCCGCTAACCAACGCGCGAAACGCTCATGGCGCGAGTTCTTCAGTGGGCCGGGCATGTCAGCCTTCTACCCCTTCCGCTGCTCGGGCTTGTAGGCTTGCGCTGCGGACGTCGAACCCCTTACTCACCGCGAAGTCGAGCATCTGCGCCGCGGACAGCCTGCGCGAGCCAACCCACCAGTCTCCATTGCCGGCCTGCGAGACGATCATCCCGCTGTGGCGCATGATACGCAGGTGCTGGGCCGCGTGCCGCGCTAGCGTCGGGTGCACCTTGCGCCGATCGCGGATGGCCAGGCGAACGATATTGCGAACCTCGCGGTGCTCCACCAGCTTTGTCGACCGCGTAATCCATTCGCCGGCTGCGCGCTGGCGAGCGACGTAGGCTGCACGTGCCTTGATCAATTCCTTGGCTCCTTCCTCGATCATCCACCGGGTCACCGTCTTGCGGCTTGCGCGGTACCATGGCTCACAACCGTCGCGACCGTGCTCGATGAAGACCGCGCTGAAATCATCTGGCCGTTGGCGCAAAGGCGGTCGACCCTTGGGCTCGACAACAGAGCGACAGACCGCGGCCATCAGTGCCGACCTACCGGCAGCACGGTCAGGACCGTCAGCCCACACAGCTTCAGCCGGTGGTTCGATCCGAGCTTGATCGTATCGGCGCCGAACGCCGCGGCCGTTGCGATCACCGCAGAATGCTGGAGGATCTCTGCCGTTGCCTGAGCATGGGTGCAAGGATGAACGCGCTCGCTCCAACGCTTTGCTGCGTGTTTCGTGACGATTACCTCGCCCATCACCCGCTCGCCGCTTTGATTTTGCCCTGCGCCACGAGGTCGTCGTGGTTTTCGCCAGCGGCTTCAGCGATGCGCCGCCTGCGATCTGGATCGAACCGCCGGCCGGGCATCTTGTGCTCGCCGCAGCGCCGGACCTCGGGCAGCGACGTCAGCCTTGAGCGGCATTCAAACGGCGCGTCACATTCCACGCACGCTGACACCCAAACCAATAGTTCCGAATCTGAACCGTCCTGGCGAACGTAAGGCTCTCGCCCGGTCAAGTCATATCGCTGCCCATCGACGCAGATCGCGAGGCCCGCTGCAGGCGGGTCCGCGAAGGTCACGCGCTGGCGTAGCGCGGTCATGCCCGTACGCCTACGTTGGGAGTATATACCCCTCTTCGAAGAAGAGAGGGTATTACTCCCCCTGCGTATACGCGCGCACGCGAGGGCCCAGACCGTTCGGGATTGGCAAAATTGCCGCGCCTGCTCCGAACGATAAACGGCTGTTTTCTCGCATTCTGCCGGAGTGCCGGAGTGATTTTAAACGTGGGTGCGGCAAGTCCGGCAATCGACCCGGATACCACCCACATTTGCCGGGGTTGCCGGAGTGGCCGAAATTGGGTCCGGCAACCCTGCTTCAGTCGAGGACGACGCATTTCCCGACCTCCACATATTCGACGATCTCGCGCTTCTCGTTGGCGCGCTCAACCGTCTTGAGGGCGCCATTGGCGCACCACGTCGAGACCATCTTCTCGATGCGGCGTGCTTCGCCAATTTCGTCCAGGCTAGAGCCGAGGACATGGGCGATAATCTTGCCCACCCACGCTCCCGATTTCGGATGCTTGCGCGCCTTGTGCGGATGCTCGCCGACCATCTTTTGAATGTTCGCGAGCTGTCGCGCCGTGACGCCACCGAAGGCGTCTGGTGCGGTCCAGCGCTGAAGCGCGCCGATATTGTCCTCAGGGCCGCCATCGTCGCCGTTGCCCAAGCCGACGCCAACGAATTCATACCACTCGGCCTTAGCCGCTGGCGGGGCCTTGTTGTTCTTGTCGTCGTACACGCTGAAGAACCGCTTGCGGTCACAGGCTTCGATCTTGAGCTCCTGCGCGATCTCCGGCGTCATGCGCTGCAGCACCAGCACCGAGCGGGCGGCGTTAATCATTGCGCCGGCGCCGCGCGCGTCCTGGGCGGTATATTCCGCCGCGGTTGATTTTCGCAGGTGGTGCGCGAGCCCGATCGCACAATCCGCTTCGTGGGCGATGCGCAGCCATTCCTTGGCCACCGCGTCGATCGCCTGGTTGCTGTTCTCGTCGACCGCATGGCTCGACACGAACGGGTCGATGTCGAGATAGTCGACCTTGAGCCGCTTCAGTTCCTCGATCAGCGCCTCGCTAACCGGGCGCTGCAATTTGAAGCCACCGAAATTGTCTTCGACCGCCAGCTTGAGGCCATTCGATCCGATGCTGTCGGCGCCGTTGATGTATAGGCGGTCGCCAAGCTCGGACGCGTCGAGGTTCCACAGTTTGAGGAAGGCGTGGACCGTCTTTTCGACCTCTTCGAGATCGTCCTCGAGGTTCCATAGCCAGACGCGGTGCGGTCCGTTCCACACGCGATGGCCGAGTAGATCCTTGCCCGTCGCCATGCAGATCGCGCGGCCGATCTTGAGCGTCGTTTTGCCGGCTGCTCCGGGAGCCACGACCGCGCTGACCGAACGCCGCTTGAGCTCGAAGCCGTACAGCCACTTGCGGCGCGGGATTGTGGTCGGGTCGCGCCAGGTGAACGGGGTGGCGCTGAAGCTGCGCTTGTCCGGCGCTTCGTCGCCGATGGGCCCGACTTCGCGCCCGGCAAAGTGCGCACTGTCGAGCGC